TTGGTATATTTCGTATTCTGTTAACATCAAATGGCAACAAATAAGTATTTTGTAATTCTTCACCTCTTGTTAGTCGTGAATTTTGTGGTTGTCCAAAGTCTCTTGGTCTACTACCTTGAAAATTAACATCAATATCATCACCTAATGGTTTCCCCCAACCTGTTACAGAAGGGTCAACAGGTTCTGTCATTTGTGTTGGAATTAATCCCAATATCATTGGTTGTTGAGCATCTCTTCCATCAATGAAAAAACCAAAAACCCACGAATTTATTGGAGGAACCACAAAATTGACATCGTGACTTCCTATAATTAGAGTTGCCCATGGCAAATCTTCTGTTGGCACTTGATCTACTGTACCATGAACCCCAAATGCTCTAACTTGAACACGTCCTTCTAATCTTTCGTCGATGTTATTTTCCACAACACCAATAAAAAACAATGGATTTATAATTCCTACGCCTGTTTCTTGCATCATTTTATATTATTCCTTTATTGTGGACCAGTTTGTATACCAGAACTGACCACTTCGCTCCAATTTCTTTTCATTAATTTATAGTGGTTTTCAGACATTTCTTTATCAAAAATGTGAACAACTTCCTCTACAATATATCTCCCAGACAGTTGTTTATTAACTTCGTTCACATTTGAAGATGAATCAAATTCGCTGATAGTCATATTCACTACATCACCACACGTAATATCTAATCTACCATGACCTTTTGTATTTAGGACAATGCTATTTAAGTGGTGTCTATATGCGAGTCTATTTGAAACAATATCTGAGAAGTGTTGTTCACCTCTTAATTGACCACCACTTTGTTCATCATAATCTTTTACAATCAAAAATTGTTTTGCAGTTTCATCTGTAAAAGTTTGATTTATGAAATTGTTTGTATGGCGATCTGACAAAGTTTCTTCTGCATCCAAATCTTGATAATTTGCACTATTTTCTGTATATTTCCATGGCGTATCTTTAAGATTAACGCTTCTTTTTAATATGTCAATGATTATTACTTTATTGTGATATCCACCACCATGCAAATCATTGAAGGTGTCAAATCTTTCAGTGTTGGTCAATTCGTAAAAATTATTCATGTGTATATCAAAATAGTTTGGTGTACTTGGTATATCAATAGAATATGTGAAATCAAATTGGGTTCCATTATTGAATATATATTCGTCACTTACGAAATAGAATGCATTCGAACTCTCAAAAAATCTAAAAGAACAGGAGGGACTTGAAGTGCTATATGCTCTTGATTCAAGGAATTTCATTGCCCTTGTTGGAGTGAAATTTGGTATAATAAGTCTAAGTGGTCCTTCTGTGGGTTCTACCACGATACTTTTTTCTCTTTGATCTTCGACATATACGCCACTGCCACCAATTATATTTGATGATCTTCCTGCCCTTTCGGAACCATTATTTGATAATAAATTTGTGACATTACCTATAACATCTTGCACATCACTCACCACGCTTCCTATATTAGAAATCATTTCGTTTGTTATGCGACGAAATGGGGATGCTGACACACCATTATTTCCTAAGTAATATGTGGAAAAAACGTCATTGACAATATCAGATACTGTGGTTTCGTATGCCTTTATTATTTTGTGTTTATCTGATTCAAATCTTTTGTAAGATACAAAATGAAATTTATAATAAAGACCATCATTTATTTCTGTTGTTGTAACGTTGTCAATTCTATAAAGAAACAAATCATATATCTTATTATTACCCAACACGTCTTCAACTTCAAGGTTTATTCGTTCTTCACCTCTTAAAGGATATTGTTCCAGAACACCAACTGTGTCTAGAACATCCATAGAACCTCTTATACTATCATTTTTTATTGATTCAACTATATTGAATTTCGGATTAAGTGCCGAAATTTCTAATGGTATACTACTACCATCAACTGGATATACCATGACGCTCTTTAACGTATATTTACCAGGATATGTAACTTCATTCGTCATCGTGTGATCAATTTCCTAAATTCTTTGTCTATTTGTTTGTAATATGATTTATCGACCAAAACAATTTCTCTTTTATTTTGGTTCAATTGGTTTTCATATTCATAAACTCTTACTGGTTTCCATTCTGGTGGTATTACTCTTTTTATGATAATCCTTTTACCATTTTCTGTTTCAATGATAGTCCCATCTTCTTCTCTCAAATAAAGAGTTTCGAAACTTTCTGGTGTTATTTTTACTACATCTAACATTATTAAACACTTTCTTGTTGAACGAAATATTCAATCCCATTTATTGTTATAACTTGTTCTGTAAAATCAGCAGGTAGATTATTCAATACATAATCGACAACAGATTCGGGTACAAAACTGGTTGGCAATTCAGGGTTATCTTTGTCTATTTCCCTATAATAATAAACAATATTGTCTTCTATTGTTTCATTTCTTGTCCAATCTAAAACTTTATATCCTGTTTGACCTGAAACGTCTTGATATTTATTGATTAGATATTTATTGAATTGAGCATCATCCATGGTCCAACCATAATATGGATCAATTATATTGTTTGCTAGGAGAACCAACCAAGTTGCATCTACAGTTCCATAATACAAATCTGCAATATCTTCTGGTCTTTGACCTTCTGTAGCAGTATAAGGTAAGAAAAGTTTAGGATCACCCAAATTTTCTTCGACAAACTTGTTTCTTCTTGTTATATCTCTAACAAAAACTTCATTATATTGTATTATTGGAAATTTTGAAAAATATTGTGACATGTTTTATCCTGCCCCTGCACTTATTTCTGCATCGCTCTTATAATCGTCTGCGGTATGAATATCCATTTCTGCTAATTGTATGCTCATATTAACAACAGCAGGTTTTCCACCCTTCAATATGGAAACGCCTTGTGGTGCATAATTCATGCTAAACTGTTCTACCATACATGTTTTAAAATATAAGTAATATGAGGGATCAATACCCAAGAAATATATATCAACAGTTGACGGATATCTTAACATTGCTCTTTGTATGCCACCCACATTTTGGTATTCAGGGAGAACATTTCGCTTAATCGTATTTGATATTTCTCTAATCCTATCGGACTCATTAGGCGTTCTTGGTGCCAGAACCCAATCAAATGAGTGTTTTTTCATTTCAACACCTTCAAAGGAAAGTGCCGCTTTTGGGTTTATTGTGGAACCGAAACCAGCATCCACATTTCTTGCAACATTTGGTCCGAATGAGTCTAAACCCTTTCTCAGTAAAAAGTTTGCACTTCTTCCAAGATCACCAGCAATAGAATCCATTGAAAATTGACCGCCTGATATAGCATTCGCCACATCAGCACCATTTGGAAGTGCATCTCTCAACGCACTATGCAAACCAGCGATCATATTTTCGCCACCTCTTTCTGAACCAGCAGCGCCAGCAGCACCAGTAGAAATCAAATCACCAAATGTGCCCTGATCAAATCTTTGTACACGCATAGAAAATGAATCTTGTATGCTATTTGGAATAGGTAATAGAATTGAACTTCCAATATTAGCAGTTGATCTTTGCTCGGTTAGCAATCCTCTTGTCGCCTGATATTCATAGTTTCTAAATATCATAAGCAACCCATGAGGACCAATGTCTTCTGGGAATGATAAATTGTTTGCGTAATTTCTTGTAGTGTTTCTTCTTATTTCAACACTAGGTGGTAATGATTGATTTATCGCCATGAAAAACCTTTATAAATATGATTAGATACTATTGTTATTTATAATAAAAAGTGAGAATAAAAATGGCATATAGAGGTAAATTTAGACCAAATAATCCTGAGAAATACAAGGGCGATCCGACTAAAATAACATACCGATCATTATGGGAATTAAAATTTTTTCGTTTTGTAGATGAACATCCTGACGTGATATGGTGGCAAAGCGAAGAAATTGTTGTGCCGTATATTTCACCAATTGATAATAAATATCATAGATATTATCCTGATGTCATTTTGAAAAAAAGAGTTAGTGATAATAAATACGAAATATTGATGATCGAAATTAAACCAGATAAACAGACAAGACCGCCGGATATTAGAAATAAAAACAAAACACCTACAGGTAGAATTTCCACTAGATACCTTAAAGAAGTAAAAACATACGGTATAAATGAAGCAAAGTGGAATGCAGCAAAAAAGTATTGTAATGAAAGAGGATGGCATTTCAGAATTATGACGGAAAATCATTTAGGAATTAAGTAAAAATATGGCAACTACATTCGAAAATATTTTGAATAGAGCAAAACAACAAGGCGTTTCTGACAAAAAATCAGAAGAATCCATTAAGTGGTTTCGAAACTCTATTAGAAAAACTGCCATAAGTCCTTCAAGAATTATACGTGAAGAAAGAGATAGTCTTGTCAATTCTTGGACAAATGTCGCGATAGGCAAAATGTATTTCGCATATTATGATCCAAAACACAAAAAGACATTACCATATTATGACACTTTTCCTCTAGTCATTCCTATAGTAAAATACAAAGATGGTTTTCTTGGTTTAAATTTACACTATCTTCCACCTGTACTAAGAGCGAAACTATTGGATCAACTTTACGACACACTTAACAATGACCGTTTTGATGAAAAAACTAAAATGCGTATTACATACGGCATACTCAAAACCGCTTCTTCAAATCCATGGTATAAACCATGTGTGAAAAGATATCTGGGAAAACATTTTAGATCAAGATTTGTTAGATTACAACCAGAAAATTGGACACCAGCAGTATTTTTGCCAACAGAGTCTTTCGAAAAGGCAACAAGA